TATGCATACTTACTGCATTAGATGGTAAGAGAGCTTGGTGGGTTGCACCAACTTACGCAATGGCATTAGAAGGTTGGAGAGAACTTAGATACTTTGCTTATTCTTATGGATTAGAAGTTAGAGAATCAGAAAAGACAATCAATACTGGTAATGGTGGTCATGTAACAGTAAAGACTGCTGATGCACCAGATAGACTTCGTGGTGCTGGATTAGATTTAGTCGTACTTGATGAGTGCGCATTTATAAAAGAACAAACATGGAAGGAAGTATTAAGACCTACATTGTCAGATAGATTAGGGTCTGCTGTATTTATATCTACACCAAAAGGAGTGCAAAACTGGTTTAAGAGATTGTATGATGAAGCAGAAACCAAAGATGATTGGGAGAGATGGACATTCTCTACTTATGACAATCCAACAATACAAAAGTCAGAATTAGAAGAAGCCAAAAAAGAATTAGGTAGTTTCTTATTCAGTCAAGAGTATGAAGCTAAGTTTGTTGACCAAGTAGGTGGAATAATAAAAGCTGATTGGTTTCAATATTATGTAAGAGAAGAAAAGATAGAGTATGATGACAATGGCAACAACAAAGAATATCAATACATAACAACAGATGTAGATAGTGTAAGGTTAGAAGATTTAAGAATAATAACAGCAGTTGACTTAGCAACATCAACAAAAACATCTGCTGACTTTACAGTGGCTACAACAATAGGCATTGATAAAAATGATAGAATTTATGTTCTTGATGTTGTAAGAGATAAGTTAGAAGCACCAGAAGTAATTAGTTTGCTTGAAAAAGTTAATCAGAAGTGGAGACCAGAGAAGATTGGTATAGAATCTGCTGGATTTCAATTAGCATTAATTCAGATTATAAGACAACAAACATCACTTCCTATTGTTAAACTAAAGGCAGATAAAGACAAGCTGTCAAGAGCTTTGCCATTGAGTGCAAAAATGGAAGCAGGTATGGTATTCTTTGCTAACGATAGTTTGTGGTATTCTGAACTGGAGAAGGAGTTGTTACAGTTCCCATCTGGAGAGCATGATGACCAAGTTGATAGTTTAGCTTACGCAGTGTTGCAGGTTGCAAGAAGGAAACAAATAAAGGCATATTAGATGGCAGAGAGAAGAAGTTTCAGAGATATAGTATTCGGTTCTCGTAGTTTTAGAGATAATAGAAGTGTAAAACGAGCAACTGGATTTAACTTTTTTAGAAACGACCCAAACGATTTAGTTTATGGTAATTCATCTTACATTATGGGTTGGAACTCATCAGCAGGAGATTTTAATTTAAGTGGACTTGGTAATGGAGAATCCAACTCAGCAGTAACAGCTTGTTTACAAGTATTAGCTGTATCGTTCTCTGAAGCTACATTACAAGTAACAATGAACGATGATGAAGGGCAAGACCAAGTAATTAACAACCACCCATTCTCAGTATTAATGCGCAGACCAAATCCATACATGTCTGGAGATGTAATCCAGCAATACATAATAAATGCAATGCATGTATCTGGTAATGCATATCTTATGAAGATGAAGAATGAAGCAGGTCAATTAGTTGCTTTATATCCTTTGATGCCAGAACAAGTAACACCAAAGGGAGACAAAGAGAGTTTAGTTACAAGATATGAGTATCAACTAGATGATGGAACTATGGTCATTGATAATGACAACATGGTGCATTTTAAATTAGGACTTGACCCTAAAGACCATAAAAAAGGTTACTCTCCATTAAAAACAGTATTAAGAGAAATCTATGGAGATGAATCAGCAGGACAGATGGCAACAGCTTTGTTAGCTAACTCTGGTGTACCATCAGTATTGATTACACCTAAAGATGATTATGGTTTGACAGAAACAGAAGCTGACCAGATTTCAAGAACATATCAACAGAAGGTTGGTGGCAAGAACAAAGGTAAGCCATTGATTCTATCTGGTTCTATGAATGTAGAGAAGTTAGCATTCTCTCCAAAAGATTTAGACATTGGTGCATTGAGAAGAGTACCAGAAGAGAGAATATCAGCAGTGCTTGGAGTACCAGCAATCTTAGCTGGACTTGGTGCAGGATTAGAGAGAGCAACCTATAACAATACATCAGAGCTTAGAGAGTTCTTTACAGAACAGAAGCTCATACCATTATGGAGAATGGTTGCAGAAGAATTAACACAACAAGTTTTATTAAATGATTACACAGAGAATCAAACTATGTCTGCTCAATATGATTTCTCAGATGTAAGGGCTTTGCAAACAGATGAGAGAGAATTGTATGACAAACTAAACATTGGAGTTCAAGGTGGTTGGATAACTATTGCAGAAGCAAGAAGTCAAGTAGGACTACCAACAAACGAAGGACAAGATATTTATTATGTATCTAACTCTGTCATTCCAACTCAAGCAGATATGGAAATGCCAGAACAAGAACAGATAGAAGCACAAGAACAAGAACAAGAAGTAGTTACAGAAGATATGGAAGATAACGAAGAAAAGAGTTTTGAAGATAAGATAGTAAGAAAAGTAGGTAATCAGTTTTGTGTAATAGCAGAAGTATCTGGTAGGAATATGGGTTGTTACCCAACAAGAGAACTAGCAAATGCCAGATTGGAACAAATATCAAGATTTAGTGAGAATCCAAAAGAACGAGTAGGACAAGATAAATATACAACAATAGAAGAAGCTCAAGCTAGAGCAGAAGATATTGGTTGCAGTGGTACACATAAATTGACTGAAGATGGTCAAACAATATATATGCCTTGTTCAACTCATAACGAATATATGCAACGAACTGGACAGACTGAAGCAGATGGCTCGTATTGATGACTTGTCTGTTGATGAAGCTGTAAGTTGGTCGATTCCTAAACCACCACAAGAACCAAGCATTGCGCATGGGATTATCAAGAGTCTCAACAGAGAAGATGAGACAGCAACCATACGAGTATGGGCAATATTAGAGAATGGAGGTCATAGTGAAACTGATAGAGATGTTGAAATTGAAGTTGGCAGACTTAGAAAAATTGCTGATTTTAGGATTGAAGAAAACAAGCAAGTTTCTGCTCGAATTGAGCGAATACTTAGAGACAAGGTAGAAGAACATAACGCAGACAATCCACGCTATCGTGCAACCTTTCGAATGCTGGAAGCATGTTTTAGAAGAGGAGTTGGAGCATATAGAACAAATCCAGCATCAGTAAGGGGTAATGTACGCTCAGCAGACCAGTGGGCATTAGCAAGGGTCAATGGACTATTGTATGCATTACGCAATGGTAAGTTCAGAAGGACACCTTACGATAGGGATTTGTTACCAAGCAACCACCCACTAAGTTCTAAATCCTACGAAGGGAAACAAGTTGGTACTGTTCCAGAGTTCATTCGGAAGAATGCACAGCGTGGTTTAGATAATCTTGAGTTTGCTGGAGATGGTTTAGTTGATAGAACTAAAAGAGAAGCAAGACTTATGAGAGATGGACAAATATCTGAGAACAAAGCAATACGAATGAGTGCTTGGTTCAAACGACATGTATCTGATTTAGATTCTCCAAGAGCAAATGAATATCTGCGTGGAGAAGGAAGAATGACTGCTGGTCAAGTAGCTTGGTTACTTTGGGGTGGAGACTTAGATAGAAGTAATCGTATGAGAGCGCAAGAATGGGCAGAGAGACAAGTCAATCGTATCAGAGATGAAAAAGCATTTGAATCAGCAACAGAGCTTGTAAAGAGAAGAGAACTTCTTAGAAACTCAGAATGGGAAGTCAGATTAAATAGATATAGAACAAAACAAACTAGGAATGAAGTTTATACAAAGTATGACAAACTAATAGGAGATTGGGATTTTGCATTAGCAACTCAATACTTTGGATTACTTGATAGTCAAAGAAAAACAATAAACAAATATCTTGCAGAGAATCCACCATCAATAGTTGGTATAGAAGCATTAGTAGGAAATCAAATAGATTTAACAACAAATCAATGGAAGCAAGATTTAGTTGATGTGTATGAATCAATGTGTTTGGACTTTGGATTCTTACAAGCTGATTTACTATTACCAGATGAAAAAGACAATACAGTTTATACACCAGCAGAGCAAGAACGAATTGCTAGAGCAAGAAGAAGAAAACCTAGAAAAGAAATAGTAGAAGATGGTTTCTATCCAAGAAGAAGGGGTGGAGCTAGATTACCAGTAAACAGAACTGCGTTTGATAGAGAAGCAAAAGCATTTGTACAAAACAGATTAGATGCAAACTTACCAGATATGAGTAAGACAGCTAAAACAAACTTAAATAGAGCTTTAAGAAAAAGTTTTGATGAAGTAGCAGATTTAGGATTGACTGGTAAAAAAGCAGAAGATTACATTAGAAGAAGTATATCTAGCAAGATAGGTAAGAAGAACTTAGGCAGAGCTATGGGTATTGCAAGAACAGAAGGTTCGGCATTATCAAACTTTGCAATGACACAATCTGCAAATCAAACTGGTTTACTTCTATCAAAAGAGTGGCTTACTCAAAGAGATGGCTCAGTTAGGAACTCACACATAATTGCTGATGGAACTGAGATAAATCAAGAAGAACAGTTTATTATAGGTGGTAGTCGTATGGATTATCCTTCTGACTCTAAATATGGTGCTTTAGCTGGAGAAGTGATAAACTGTCGA